CTCGATCTAATAGGCCCCTTTCATCAAGCTTCAATACTGCTGCTTCGCTAACCGAAGTTAGTAACAGTTAAATTACTTCGCTATCACTTGAAAGGCTTTACCGATCAGACGTCTTTGACTACGTCAATTACGTTGCATGAGTCCCTAGGATCTGCAATTTCTGGGGGAAACCAACCCCTTAGGGCCGAAAGGTTCTTTTACGTTCATAACGTTGTGTATATAATTCTAAGGAAAAGTCAATCTTCTATGATGACCAAGGTTAAGGGGATCGCTCAAAGGCTGATCTCGACAGATTAAGCCTGACACGTGTAAACACTAGCCCGACAACCGGAACCGCATAACCATTTGTTATATGTACTCCAACACAACGGAACGACCAATACGCTCTACGCTTCAATCAATCTGTCTCAAAAGGCTTTCCAAACCAGGATAAACCTCATGAGTATTCAACAGTGATTGGAAATCAAATGTGAGCTCACGAACAATGCACGGGATTGTTAAGTCCTTATTCTCGAGTTCCAGGTCTTCATCAGACATTGGTTCTTCAGAGTAGTGCTCTACCATGTTGTTCACTCTTAACCACGCTCTTTGATTATGGAGCATAGCCGCACCCGTTGATTTATCCGAGTCGACTAAATTAGTTAATGCACCTAAGTTTCTTGTAAAAAGAAGGTTAATTGTTGCGTACTTATAAAATTGCGAATACTCATCAATCAGTGTTTTCACTTCATGAGTTTCGGGATCAACGATCTTCCGATAAAATATTTTCGACAAACCGAGTAATTTCTCGTCTTTAAGTACCTCTTTGTGCATCTTCCAAAATGGCATATCCTTTACGGCAATAGGCTTCAATTTGTGGCAACAATTCATGTTGTTTTTTATAAAGGTTGCAATTTTTCGATCATTAACAGTTCTTTCTGATTCATGATCGTTAGGCAAACCTAAACCACCAAGCCACTCCGGTATAAACCACGGAGTACCAGGATATTTCTTTAAATTCTTTTTATTATGATGGATAAATTGACTCTTCACCTTTAACCAAAGTTCCTTAGGACATGTCCGCTTAAGATCGCGTGACAAAGCACCTAAGCTTTGGGGGGGAGTTCCACCACCGTCATCTTTCGTTAATACTCTAGAGCGACCAAACACAAGACCAAGGTTCACATACCTTCGTGAATACCATAATCCGGTTCTACGGTCTATCTCAAAGATCTCTGAGTTTATTGTACAGAAAGAGCGGCTGAAATATGTTTTTCCAATACTTGATGAAAGACCAGCAAGTGAGCAGAAATTTTCCCAAACGGGCCGAAGGCGTTTACTTCCTCTGAGGAGACAATCATCTCCATTTACTAAGAGGGGACACCTTTTCCCTGTTATTCGGTACTTAATACCATCTGCTTCCTCCAATGCTAATCTACACAAAGCGGCGTTCGCAATACATAGGAAGGGGAATGACACGATCGATCCCATCAGCTGACCTTCAGTCTGTGGTTTCATGACTTTAACAGTCAATCGGTCTTCGCCTTCCCCCGAACGCTCATCTTCAACGACAAAAATATGCTTAGTAAGAGCTCTTAAAAACATGCTCTTCAAGTCCACCATAAAGTTTGCTGGGAATCTTTCTAGATCAGAAATATTCTCTCCGATGCAAATCATCAACTCATCGAGGATAGCTTCGCTAACCCAAGAATGCAATCGATTGGTGCTTGATACATAATCGCCGGAGACCACCTCATGGAGAAGAGGCATATCAAACAAAACACGGTTCACATCATCTTCCGTCACAGGACGTCCAATTAACTGAAACACTGGATGTTTCTTCAATACACCCCAAAGCCATTTTTGGAATGGTTTTAAAGCTGTGTAGAGGAGAGGTGGGCCTTTACTTATTACCCTGACTTTTAGTGGTTCGGCTAATCCGACAGCTGCTACATACGGCAGTTCGAATTGTGAAGCCTTCCAAATACCCACATAAGTCTCTCTCCATTTCATTTTTAGGTCGGTAGGGTCGACCAATACGCAAATCTCATCCCCGGCCTGTTCGTAGCCAAGGTTATAAGTTTCACAAGCATGTAAACGTTGCTCGAATTTTCCGAGTCCACCATAATGTGTCGCAACTTTCCCAAATACTGAACATCTTTGAGATGCAAACTCGATTCCGGAAACTCCTTCCCCAAGGAAATTCCTAAAAAAGAGCTCACCAAGAGCTCCACAACCACTTCTCGACCAATTATAATTTGCCGAAGTTGAGGGGAAAAAGGGTTCAAAAATTTCATCGTAAGTAAAACACTTCTCGTTCTGAAATAATTCTGAAGTCGTCCTTTTCAAAGCCGCTAAAACCTTTCTTTTTGAAACAATCACCTGGTCAAACAGATCCTCAGGTGTGGGACTTATATTACAGTCCGACATAACCTTAGGTACACCAGTCAACTCTTCAATAGTATCTTCAATACTTTTTTGAATCATTGATTCAGGTACACGCGGCATGCCTTTTTTCAGGTATAGTGACGAGTCTACAAATTGCATAAACCTCTCAGGATTAGTCGCTTGAAGCGATTCTAAAAAACAGTGAGCTACACCGCCTAATAATGCATAAGGCATATTCATCAAATGAGTACAATCCTTTAGCACCCCAAAATTTTGGGACGGCTTCGGTGGAAGTTCTTGCGAACGGTAAAATGCAAAAAAGGCCGCGGTCTTCCACTTTAGGAATTTAACCCACGAACCTTCGCCATTTGTTTTAACATATCTCAGTAAGAATTCTACTGATGATTTTACAACTTGGTTGCTTCTGAATATGGAAGCACGCTGATGAATTGACAGCGATCTTTTTGAGATCCAAGCCCGAGGTCTCGGTTGTGTAAGTCCGAAAATTGTATACAATTCCATTAGGACTCCAACCCCCTCTATTACCTTAACTACTTCTTCGAGATTTAAGGAATGTTCCCTCGCTAAGGCGACAGGGTCATCCAGATAATTCTGGAGATACTTTGACACATAACTGTCAGAGTCTCGACTAATTATCACTCTTGGAGTAGTAGCAGCGATTTTATCGCCATTTTCTAGCTTTGTTTCGAGTTC